GGCACGTAACACGATTGCCATACCCCGGAGTTCCGTTGAAGGTTTGTCCGATAGCCTCAATCGCAAAGTTCGTATGACGGCGATATACAACCTTGAAAAAGGTAATATGAGGATTACCAGTTAAATAAACATCCTGTGCTCCGTATGCTACTAATTGAAGAAGACCACCACCCATTTACGCTATATTCTTTATACTATTAGAGGAGAAAAAAAAAAGGCAATTAATTCATTCATCGCATAGATATTCGATATTATATTCATTCCATTCCTATATTCCATTCATATTCATTATAATTTGGACACATAATTTAATTGGAATAGGCAAGACCACCCATACCTGAGAGGATGCGGAGAACGTTGTAATTCACTGCGTATATGTTGATACCATCGTAAGCGAGGGCAGGTGTTCCAGTTAATGAAGTAGTTATCGCCTTGGTGGTAACCATAAGCGTAGCGGTATCAATACGGGACATATTGAGAGTTCCGCTGGGTTGATGGTCTTCGGGTTTGAGGGCGAAAGAATACACGTTGATGCCAGGGTTATTCGGTATGTTGGTGTGATGTTGATAGGGTTGGACGAACGAGAAGTAAGCACCATCACGAACACTGAAACGGTCGTTGCCATTTAATTGAAGTATAGCATCGGTGAAAGGCGAAGCCGCTCCAATGGTAGTTGCGGAGGCGTTGCCATTGAAAAAGTCGAAACCAGCCATATAATTCGATGAAGCATATTCGGTGATATATTGAGTTTTTGAAGCAGCCGGAACAACTTCGGTAACTAATGCGGAAGTTAAATCGACAATATCAGTGTCGGTGTAGTTATACCAACAAGCCTTACGAGAATAGTTGTTAGGCTTAGCGACCCAGACAAGTTCCTTACAGGGGTGATTGAAGTTGAGTTTAACACGGTTGGTAGAACCGCCATTTAGCATTTCAGTTCCAGTGAATTGAAGTTGCTCTATTAAATACTCGTGCGACAATTGGGCGAAACGACGGCGTTCGTCGGTGTCGAGGAATATGTAATCGACCCACATAGACATATCGGTTATATTGGCGACATCTCCGACAGTTGAAGTAGTATATGCCTCAGATGCCGATACATTTCCGGTAGCCGCCTTTAAATCGATAAGGCAGTTAGCCTTCGTCTCGAAATCAATCTTGATTTTCACTTCGTGATATTGGAGAGCGATTAAAGGAAGAGCGAGACCGACGTTGCGGCAGAACCAGAACTCGAGGGGGATATAAAGGGTGGTGTTGTTGAACGAGGTGATATCCTTGTCCGCGCCGACCATAGTATCATAACCGTAGCGCTTACCACGGGGAAGGGAGAGTTCATTCCAGATATACAGCCAGTCCGAATAGTGCTTATCGATTTGTTGTCCGCCAATCTCGATGAGAACGGATTTAATAAGGCGAAGCCCTATGTAATTGACATACCTCGCACCGGTAGTTAAAGTTGGGATATTGGAAATCTTAGGCAGTTCGACTTGGAGATATACACGGTTGATTAAATCACCGTTGCGAGATATTTGGCAGGTTACGGTCTGTCCGTATCCAACAGTTCCATTGAAGGTTTGTTGGATAGCCTCAATCGCAAAGTTCGTGTGGCGACGATAAACAACCTTGAAGAAGGTAATTTGAGGATTACCAGTTAAATAAACATCCTGTGCTCCGTATGCTACTAATTGAAGAAGACCACCACCCATTTACGCTATATTCTTTATACTATTAGAGGAGAAAAAAATATGAATTAAATGTATGTGTCATTTTATTATATAAAAATTAATATTAATTATTCTATTATAACGATGTTCAAAGAAAAATCATCAAAAAAAAAATATATTTCCGACAATAATGAGGTTTTTACGTTAGATGCGATGCATAACAACATTATAAAGAAGTTTGAACTGACCAACAAAGACAAAGAGGGCTACAAGATACTACTACACGATTTAGAAGCCCAGTCGAACCTCATTATGGAAAATATAGAAACCCACAAGAGCATTCACATTAACGACAAGGAATACGTAAATGCTTTATGGACGAGCAATATTATTATAAGAGAGAAAATTATTGAACTGAGAAACAATATTAAAGAGTTGGATACGTATAACGAAGTTGAGTATTATAAAAACACGAGTTATATATTATTTCAATACTACGATACCGTAGAGAAGCAGTCGAATATAAGTAATCCGCATACGTCTATCTCAAACGGCGTCTGTATTTCGTCGAGTGAATTGCTAAGCAGACAACCGAAGATTTACAAGAATGATTCGAAAAAGAAGCGTTCGTCTGTTTCAGCGACAACAATAAATGTTTTAGATGCTCTTAATAATCTAAACACAGAAAATAATTTAACGAGCGATATAAGCAAAACCTCGGATATGAATGACGGGAACGGGACGGGGAACGCAAACAATGGCAATGGATGCGGAAACGGCTACGGGAACACGAACACGAACACGAACACGAATGATAATGTAATCGATAAAAGTTCGCTCGTAGATAAATATATGTCTATTATAAATAAAAAGTATGTTCGCAATGTCGAAGAGGAGGACATTGAGATTTGTAAGAATTGTAAGAACCAGATGACCTGCTTACAGCACGACGCAATCATCATCTGTAATCTTTGCGGATACCAAGAGTTGCTTCTTGTGGAGCAAAATCGTCCTATCTTAAAGCAGAATACAAAGGATACGTCTCATTTTAGTTATAAGCGAATCAATCATTTTCGAGAGTGGTGTAATCAGGTTCAGGGGAAAGAAAGCACAGATATTCCTGACGAAATATTTGAAAAGATTTTAACAGAAATAAAAAAAGAGAAGATTGTGGATACGAAAACGATAACCTATAATAAGATGCGGGATATTCTCAAACGTCTGCGGATTAACAAATATTACGAACATATCAACTATATCATCAATCGAATTAATGGAATACCTACTCCGCAGTTTAGCCAAGAACTCGAAGATAAGTTGTGTAATATGTTTCGAAACATCCAAGCACCGTTTTTAAAACATTGTCCGAAGGATAGGAAGAATTTCCTGTCATATAGTTATGTTTTGTATAAGTTTTTTCAAATATTAGGGCTAAATGAATATCTCAAATATTTCCCACTATTAAAAAGCAGAGAGAAACTATACGTCCAAGACCAAATATGGAAAAAAATATGTATAGAACTGAATTACGAAATCATACCTTCGTTATGATATCTAATCTAATCTAAAAGCCGTTCGGGAAGCCCACCATACGGAAACCAGCACCTAACCCGACGCCTTGTCTCGCTCCCGCCGATACCGCAGGGGATAACAAGTCAAGGACGGAGAAGGTACAAGCGGCGGTTAATGCCAACATAAAGATTTCGCTCCAATCCAATTTATTATTCGGTAATATAAGGGCTACGAAGGCGACGATAAGACCTTCGAAGGCGTATTTAAGAAGTCTTATAACGACATCCCAGAAATCAACAGTGTATTCCATTTTATTTTTATGCTATACCTATTATCTATACTATTATAACATAAAAATAATAAAAATATATATAAGATTTATATTCTATAATAGTATTAGATTAGAAAAAGATATAAATGTCCGCAAATATTACAAGCGTTAAGGAGGTAGATTATTTGGATGAGGATAAGCCTATCAGGGGGCAGAACTACGTGTTGCTCTCTTTTTTAAGCCCCGAGGACGTCCTTGTGAATAAGGAGGCGTATATGTTTAGCCAATTCATTACGAAGTTTAGCAATGATATGACCGCGCTTCTGGACGGTATTTCGGAGAAATATAGTGACTCAAAGGATTTCGTGAGTTCCATAAAGGAGAACAATGCCTATATCTTTAACCCGAAAGATATGAGCGAACAATATGGGTTTTACAAGTCGATTAATAATGAGAAGTTGGAGTCAGAATATCACCGTGATAATAACTTTGTAACCTCTATTCGTGGCATCAAGGTTCGTGGAGTGTTCGATACTATTGAGGAAGCCAAGAACCGCAGTGAGTTTATCAAGAAGATTGACAATAAGTTCAACATCTATATCGCACAGATGGGTTGCTGGTGTCCTTGGTCGCCAAACCCTGATTGCTTGGAAAATCAAGAATATGCCGAGACACAACTGAATACCCTAATGAAGGAATACAAGAAGAATATGACCGACAAGGATGTTATCTTTGAAAATCGCAAGACATCTCTATTCCCTCCCCAGACGGTCGTTGAGACTGTGGAGGAAACGGATGCGACTGATACAGGAGCGACTGAGATTACCGAAGCGACTGAGATTACCGAAGCGACTGAGATTACCGAAGCGACTGAGATTACCGAAGCGACTGAGATTACCGAAGCAACGGAAGCAGCGACGACAAATGAAGTAGTCTCAGCGGATGCTGTGGACGCCGTGGAAGCATCGGAAGGTATCGAAATGTCAGAGGTTAAGAGCAGTATCGAGCAAGTGGATGCGTGGAGTTCTCAGAAACTCGGCATTCAGTAAATAACGAGAGAGAAACGGATAATGTGTAATTTTTTCTTATTTCTTAATATTAAGAAATGAAAGCAATAGCGATATTTTTATTATTTTTAGGGTCGATAATGATTATACAAGGCTACTATAATAATAAATCTGTATGTAAAAAAGATAAGGTGATTGTCAAATACATACCACGAAGTATTTACGAGGAGCAATTAAAGCCCGAAGAAAGTCTCCAAACATTTTATAAGAGTATGTTCGAAGACATTTTATTACGCTAATTGGTTTTATTTTTATCCTTAATATTAGTAAATGGATATATTAAAAGATATTGAAAAAAACCTTCTGGCTATTAATATGTATGACAAAAGTGCCGAACCCGCAAAGTTAAGCAAGATTAAAAAACTGGTTGGCGATTACTTTAAACACAAAGGGGACGAGAGCATTGTCGTTTCACAGAAGATTGCGAAATACGACGAGCAGTTTAAGAAGGTTAGAGAGCGTAATAACTATGAATACGATTTATTTTTAGAAAAGAAGGACGAATTGCGTTCTATATTTAAAGAAACGAAAACCTTATCGTCGCTATATGATTATTTAAATTATAAATATACGAACGACCACCAAAGCATCCCCGACATCTATACATACGAATATTTCGATTTAAATGACCGTATCGTCGTTCCCAAAGAAACGAAAGTGCCGAAAGTGCCGAAGAAGGATGAAAAAGCACCGAAAGCCCCCGCAATCCCCAAAGTCCCGAAAGCGAAAGCTGCGAAAGCAACAAAGGAACTGAAAGACTGTCCCGAAGGTAAAGTGAGAAATCCGATAACGAAGCGATGTGTCAATGAGAAAAAAGCACCGAAAACGAAGAAAGCAGCGGAAGCGAATGCGGATGAAGTTAAGGAAGTGATTGTGAAGGTTGTGAAAGAGCCGAAAGCAGCGAAAGCAACAAAGGAACTGAAAGACTGTCCCGAAGGTAAAGTGAGAAATCCGATAACGAAGCGATGTATCAAGGATGTAAATTATAAAAAAAGTAATTAAATAGAAGGAGATAGTAAGTAGTAATTTGAAGAATGGTTAAAACTGTCGAACGAACATTTCGTATCAATTGGTTCAGTTTCATATTCGCTTTTATATTAGGACTTATATACGTGTATATATCTTCGCCACCTATTCGAAATATCATTAAATACCCGACGCCTTATAACGCAAACAAAATAGTCTATAAGAACCTCGACAATCAATGCTATAAATATAACGCAGAGGAAGTGAAATGTACCGATACGTCTTTGACACAACCTATTATATAAGGAAAGGAATGTTGGGGATGCCAAGGGGGGCTACTGATACTTATTTTTTTAATTTTTATAAATATAAATTAGATAGATATAGATAGGATGTATCGGATGAATAGAATAATAAATAAAAAAGAGCCTTCGGGGCTAAGAGTTTCAATCGACCGAATGTTCTATGACGAAACGGGGCAAATCATCGTGAGTGCTTTGTTCGGTCTTTCGTTAGCCCTGTTATTTCGACGCATATGTAAAGACAATTGTGTCGTGTATTCTGCCCCTGACATTAAGGATATTGAAGGGAATGTTTTCAAACTCGAAGATACCTGCTATAAATACAAGTCGTATCCCGTGAAATGTAATTCGACTATCGAGAAACCGTTAGAACCGTATGATATTAATAAAACGCCCGATAATCTAATAAGCGTTCCTGGGTTTTTCGAAAGGATGTTTGCTATTGCGTAATATAAATTAGATTGAAAATATTATATATCAATAGATAAGAATTATAATGTCGACGCCGATTAGCACATTACCGCTAAAAACGCAATCTTCAAGCACCGCAGAAGTGAATGACATTAATGACCCAGTAGTTCAAGATGTCCTAAATGAGTTCCAAGACGAATTAATGATGTCGAAGCAATCGAAATCTCCCCAACTGCCACATCCGCCGCTATCGCAGCATTCATATCCACCGATGCCCCCTATGCCCCCACAGCATTCGCAGCATTCGCCACATCCATATTCGCCGCATTCGCAATCGCATCATTCATACCCGCCATATCCGTCGCAAAGCAAGTATGATAGTATGTCTGGTATATCTGCCTATCTCGATATAGAAGTCGCAAAAAAAAGTTTGATATTCGTTATATTAGCGGTTATCATATATCACTCGGGGATTATCAACACGGTATATGAGAAGTTGCCAGACAATTTACAAGACAATCTAAACAGTTTCGACATTTATATTAAATCCATATCGCTATTCTCCATCATTTACGTATTGTCGTTTTTTGAGTATTTATAAGTCGTTTCACTGCTTCGCTATGCTTCGCTACTCATACTTCGCTATGCTTCGCTACTCATACTTCTCGACGGAAAAGGCTCTGATTATTAGTGATGCCTTGTCCGTAAGGGTTCATCCTTACACTTGCCATAGCAGATGGCGAAGCATATGCCGAAGCAGCCGAAGCATACGAAGCGGACGTAGCATACGCAGCGGACGATATTAGATTGAAACTTTTGAGAATGAAAAAGACGCCTATGAAAAACGCAGTGAATATCGCAAATATCGTGATACCAAATAGGAGCGTGTAAGATAAGGCATCATAATTATTTTTATTGATGACTACGATGGATATGATGATGATAGCATAAAATATCACGAATAGCGAGAACATCGATATAAACATATACTGGTTTCTATCGGTCGTATAATAAGCCCATAGCAATACCCCATATACCACAAGCGTAAGCATCGAAAACCCAAATATCATAAATATTTTTTCTACGATTTGGTCATTCTCAGAGTTCGAAACAAAACCTTCATACTTCATTATTCTTTAAATAATCTTTCTTAATAATAATCTATATTTTTAATTTGCTATTCTCTTAGTCTTTTAATCTATTTACTCTTATAATCTAAATTATCTCGTATGAAAGAGAACCTAACAGTGCGTTCGTCGTATCATACCCTCGGATATGTAGGTGTTTCGTATCTAACCCTTGCGAACCATACAGATTGTCGCTATGTAATTCCTTGTTATACTCATTGGGATTTACAATATTTGATTGTGCAGCCAACAGGTTCTCTTCTGTTATATAAGGAACTTTGCCATCCGCCGATGCGGCAACCACGGCAACAGTTCTTGATTTATCTTCGAGACGTGCCATATTCATCTCGCATTTCCCGTCGCCACAACCTTTGCCGTCGTGAGCGTCTCGTGTGTATATATGTGCGGATGCGGATGTTGGGGCTGCCACGTTTTTATTTTTGAGTTCGCTTGTATATATTCTAAAATAGAGCGTCAATACACAGATGGATAGTATGAACCCGATGATATTATCCACGAGTAATAGTATTGCCATACAGGCAACCGCCAAGTAAAATTGTATCATAGCGTCTTTAAATAGTTTTTTAAAAGGGATTTCTTTGATGATTAATATCGATACCAATAATATTACTGCCAACCCTCTAAATGAATTGAGTATCATTCGCTGCGCTCTCTATTATAATAATCCATATAAAAAAATGATACTTATATTCTATCTTCTTGAAAACGCAATACGACACGATGTTTTCGATATTATCCAAAAACGGCTATGGCATTTTGAAATCCGCTTTGTCCGAGAAGGAAATCGAGCATATAAGGAAGGATTTGACGATGACGCCAAAAGTCAATTTTGATGCGGGAGGAGGAGGCAATGCGTCGCCCGAAGATTTGACGTTTATGTTGTATAGCGAGAATGAAAAAAGGATATATATTCCCAGATATTACGGGTTGCAAAAGTTTGGCGCACCTACGCTATGTAAATTGACGAGCGGGGCGGATATTAATATTAATTTCATCGGTTCTCTCAGAGACGCACAGCAAGAACCAATCAGCAACTTTTTAAAAGCCGCCAACGACCCTCTTAAAAGGGGCGGTATCATATCCGTTCCTTGCGGTTTTGGCAAAACGATTATGAGCCTGTATATTGCGTGTTGCTTGAAAAAGAAGACGATATTCATAAGTCATAAGGATTTCTTAAATCAGCAATTTTTAGATACCATCGCACAGTTTGCCCCCGACGCAAAAGTCGGGATAATTAAACAGAAAAAGGTCGATGTCGTCGGCAAGGACTTTATCATCGCTTCGCTACAATCACTGGCAATGCGAGATTATGACGACGCCATATTTGACGACATTGGGTTTGTAATCATCGACGAGGTTCATCATACAGGCGCACAAGTCTTTTGTAAGGCATTCAGGAAACTTAGCAACCCTATCATTCTCGGGTTATCGGCGACACTGAACCGCAAGGACGGTATGCGAAAGGTGTTTGAAAATTATATCGGGAAATCGGTATATACCTTGAAAAACAAGGAGTTTTGCGATGTTATCGTCCAAGTTCATAAATACTTTGAGACGCACGTTGATTATTCGACGGTGAAACTTATGTGGAATGGCAAAGAGAACGGTGCGGGGATGATTAACAACGTTTGCACGTTCAAGCCACGGACGGAGTTTATAATCTCGCTATTAAAGGATATTTTGAGTAAAGAACCCGATAGACGTGTGCTTATACTGAGCGAACGCCGAAACCAACTCAAAGACATTGAAAATTACATTATAGAGCATAAAATCGCAATTCCCAAGGATGGCAGCGAAAGCAGTTATGGGTTTTATGTGGGCGGAATGAAACAAGCCGACCTCGCAATATCCTCGGAAAAACAAATCATCCTCGCAACATATCAACTCGCATCCGAGGGGTTTAATGTCCCTTCCTTAAATACGATTATATTCGCAAGTCCAATCTCAGACATCCAGCAATCCATTGGGCGTATTCTTCGTGAAATACCTGAGAAGCGAAAATATATCCCGCTATGTATTGATATTCACGATGATTTTTCGATATTTAAGCGAAAAGGTGCGGCAAGATTGAAGTTTTATAAGAACAATAAGTATAAAGTTTCGTTTTATATGGATAATGTTAAAATAGAATGCGAAGACCGCGAAGACCGCGAAGACCGCGAAGAAGGCAACGAATGTGGAGCGGATTATGATAATGACGCAGATAACACGGCTACGAATGATAATAAAGGCG